GCGGGAATTATGCAGTATTTCTGGAATTGTGCAGCGGCTCAACTATTGCGTATAACGCGGCAGTGTCATTAAACGAGACGCCAAAAGTCAATAAGGGCAATGTAATGCAGATTAACGCTAATCTGTCGCTGCAAGCCCTCCCAATGCGTTATTAATTCTATTTTTACACAATCCAGCCCGCTATGATGCGGGCTTTTTATTGAGGTGAACTATGAAACTAACACTAACCCCCAATCCAACTTTTACTTGTGTTGTTGATATCCATGTACCGGGCGAGCAGGAAAAAGGGCAGGTAAAAATTACTTACAAGGCCATGAGCCAGCCCGAGGCAGCAAAGTTTTTTGACAATGCAGTCGAGAAAAATCTTAGTCCTTACGAAATTGTCAAAGACTTGGTTGCAGGTTGGGATTTAGACGAAGCATTTACGCCAGATAACTTGAAACAGCTTACCGATAATTATTTTGGTGCAGCGAATGCGCTTTTAGATACCTATATGAGGGAGCTGACCAATAACCGCTTGGGAAACTAAAAGCCGCCGCCCGCGCATTGTATGCGAAGTCGGCATCTGAAGCTGAGCTCGCCGCCTTTGGATTTAAACCATCTGATTTCAATGAAGAAGTCTTAATCTGGCCAGAGAATTTTGAGGTGGTTAAGCTGTTTACGAAGTTGTCGACACAATGGCGCGTGGCAGCAGGCGGCGCAACCGGACTGGATTACAACGCGGTATACGCATTATTCAAAATGCATCGGATTAAGAAGAAGCGATATAAAGCCCTGCTGGCGGATATTGCAGTGATGGAATCAGCGGCATTGGATGAGATGTATAAGGATGTAAAACATGGCTGAAAACAAAACGAACATACGCATCAGCGGGGATGTTAGTGATTTAAATGCATCTGTTGAATCCGCAAAGCGGTCGTTAGCAGGGCTGGGAGACGCCGCAGCCCAGACAGGCAAAAAGGCACAGCAAAGCGGTAATCAGGCGACCGACAGTTACCGTAAAGTAAGTAATAGTGCCAAAAAAGCCGGTGATGATGCTGATGCCGCAAGTAAAAAGATGGAGCGTTCAGCTAACTCGCTGCGGGCATCTATTGAGCGGACGATTGCTGTTCAGGAGGCTGGCGGTCGTAATACCAGTATTTTTTTTCGATCACTATTAACTCAGCGCGGCTTAGATTCGGGTCAATACGCCCATCAGTTTGAGCCATTATTAAAACGGTTGGATGAGCTTAATAATGCAGCCAAAAAAACAGCGGAAACCATCAACAAGACGAGTGATGCAACCGAAAATGCAGCCAAACGCTACGAGGATATCATCCGGCGCACTATTGCTGCGCAGGAAGCAGGAGGCCGCAGCACCAGTGGTTATTTTAAGTCATTAATAGAACAAGAGGGCTTAGACCCTAAGCGGTTTGATGGGCTGTTTAACCGCCTTGATGAGGTTAATGCTGCCTCTAAGAAAGCAAGTGACGAAACGGAGGTTAACGCTCGAAAAATTGAGGCGTCAATCCAACGTATTGTTGCCGCAGAAACAGCTGGGGGTCGTTCTAACCGTAAGTATTTTGAAACATTGGCTCAGCAAAGCGGCTTAGACACCAAACGGCTTGAACCCTTACTAAAACAACTGGATGAAGTTAATAGCAACTCCAGAAAAATTGCGGAGGCAAGGGAGGCGGATTCGAAGAAAATTGAAGCGTCAATCCAGCGTATTATCAACGCAGAAACGGCCGGTACACTTTCTAATCGTCAGTATTTTGAATCTTTGATAAACCAGCGCGGCTTAGACCCTAAGCGCTTTGATCCGCTATTACAGAAACTAGATGCGCTGGACAAGCGAACCAAAGGGCTGACAATCAGTTATGGGCAATATCAGAATGCGTTGAGAATGATGCCCGCGCAGTTTACTGATATTGTGACCCAATTGGCTGGTGGGCAAAGTCCTTTCCTTATTGCTATTCAGCAGGGTGGGCAGATACGCGACAGCTTTGGCGGATTTGGCAACATGTTTAAGGGCTTATTAAGCATGATTACCCCTGCCCGATTGGCTATTGGTGGGCTGGTTGGTGTTATTGGCGCGGTAGGAGCGGCTTTTATTCAAGGAAGCAAAGAATCTGACTCTTTCCGCAAGGCAGTAATTTTAGCCGGTGGTTCTTCATTGGTAACTGCAGGACAAATGCAGGCTATGGCCGCTAAAATTGGTGATAACACAGGTGCTATTGGTGAAGCTAGAGAAGCATTAACTGGCCTGATAAGTACTGGCGCGGCTGTTTCTGAGACCTTCGAGCAGGTTGCAACAGCTATTGCTTATAATAGCGAAATGACTGGACAACAAGTAGAAGATTTAATTAAGCAGTTTGCCAAGGTAAAAGAAGAGCCAGTAAAAGCGGTTGTTGAGTTATCACAAAACTATGATACGTTAACGGTTGCAGTTTATGAGCAGGCTAAGGCGTTAGTTGAATCAGGCAGGAAGGGTGATGCTGTTATTCTTGTGCAAAATAAGCTTGCACAAGGAGTGGTTGAAGCCGGCCGGCGCACATGGGAAAGTGCCGGACTAATGGAAAAAGGCTGGCTTACCGTAAAAAAGGCCGCAGAAATGGCTTGGGATGCCATGAAGGGGATTGGGAGGGAAGACCCGCTAGAAAAGCAGTTGCAAAGTGTATTACAGCAAATTGCGAAGCTTGAGGCACAAAAAAAAGGTGATTCTTTTTTTGGTTCTTTTTTTGGAACTACCTATGACGATGATATTGCTAAGCTGAAAAAAGAGGCAGTCGAAATTCAGCGGAAAATTAAGTCTGATAGTGATGCTCAGAAAGCGCGCCAGCAGCAAGCCGAAGCAGTAGCCAAGCGCGCAGAAATGGACAAACAAGCCGACAGCGTCATCAAAGCCAACCAGACGCCAGTAGAGCGCATTGACGAGCAGATAAAGCAGGCGCGTGAACTGGAGAAATACTATCGTTCAATTAAAGATGACAAAATCGCTGCAAACAAAGCGGATCAGATAGCATTGGATATTGGTCGAATGCAAAAAGACCGTGCCGAAGCAGTTAAAAAAGCCAATGAAAAGGGCAAGCCAAGGAAGCATGATCAGCGGCTAATGAATGATACGGTTAGATTACAGGCGTCTCGTTATAATTACTCAGGATTGGAGCGGCAGTACGGCTTACCGGCAGGCCTTCTGGCTGCTATATCCATGCAGGAATCGCGTGGTAATGTTAACGCATTATCCCCCAGTGGAGCGCGCGGACTATTTCAATTTATGCCTGATGCCGCACGTCGCTTTGGTGTTAATGTTCGTGACCCAGTGTCATCGGCAGATGGTGCTGCTAAATACTTGAACTACCTATTAAAATTCTTTAAAGGTGATTTAGCTAAAGCTATTACTGCATACCATTCTGGTGAGGGTAATGTTAGTCAAGGTAAGATAGGTCCAATAGGACGATCTTATGCCCCATCAGTAATTAAACGCATGGCGGCTTATAACAATCAGGCTGATGATGGTAGCGCGGATTACGTTAAAGATTATTTGCGCGAGGATGAAGAGATAGCCAAAAAACGCCTAGATATAGTCAAGCAGTTTTATACCAGCCGAGAAAAGCTTGATGCAGAATATCAGGAGCGACTCGAAAAAATCAATGAAGCGAGTTTTGATAATGAGACGCGGCAGAAATATCTAGAATTGGCCAAACAGGATTATGATCGCGATGTCGCAGCATATGAGGAGGCACAGCGGCGGAAGCTTGAATCAGCATGGGATTTTAATAAAGATGCTATTCAGTTAATACATGAAAGAGCGGAGGCTGAACGGAAAGAAATAGAGTTAAACAAAGATCTAACCCAATTGCAAAAGGATGAGTTACTCAAAGCCTCTAAAGCCCACGAAAAAAGCGATGTGCAGGCGTCCCTTGGAATTAATGAGGTTGATCAGGCCGTACGGCAGTTAAAGATGTTACAGCGTGAACTTGGAATGGGAAACCTGTCCACTCACCGCTATAAATCCATGTTTGACGACATCGGGATTAATCGCAGCTTTAAAGAGGCTAAAAAATGGGGCAAACAAGAAACACCCTTTGATGACCTGAAAGAGCAGTATGAAAACTATCAGGAAAGCATTACTAATTTTTATGATGTGCAAATTGAGCTAGCTCAAGGTAATGCTGACAAGATAGTAGAAATTGAACGCAAGAAACAGGAAGACTTAGCCAGTCTGAAGGAAACTTATCAGCAGCAGAGTCTAACTACGCAACTTGGTTATGGAGAGCAGATAGTTGGCAGCATGTCTTCCATGCTGGAGGAGTCAGTTGGCAAACATTCAACAGCATATCGGCTTATGCTTGCTACACAAAAGGCATTCGCCATCGCTAGTTCAGTTATCGCTATACAAAATGCTATTGCTCAGGCATCTGCCGCACCATTCCCGTCAAATTTAGCGGCTATGGCAACAGTAGCAGCAGAAACCGCAAACATTGTATCCAGTATTGCAGCGGTGTCTGCTGGGTTTTCCAGTGGGGGCTATACCGGAGATGGCGGTAAGTATGAGCCAGCCGGCATAGTGCATAGAGGTGAGTTTGTCTTGAATCAGACTGATGTGCGCAATATGGGCGGTGTGGCTGGTATTGAGCGCTTACGCGCTCTTGCCGGAGGGAACGGTAAGGGTTATGCCGATGGTGGTGCTGTTGGGCGTAGCGTTATTGGTAACATGACCGCCAATCCCGCTATAGCAATGGGTGGCGTACATCAAACCATTACGGTAAATGGTAATCCTGACAACGCTACTATGCAGGCAATAGAAAATGCAGCGAAACGCGGTGCGCAAATGGGTTACCAGCAGGTTGCAAGGCATTTAGCTACAGGACAAGGTGATGTAAGCAAAGCATTAAAAGGCGGCTGGACAACTAACAGGAAACTATCATGACGATATTAAATCGGCTTTATGCTAGCTCGGGCAG